GTTTTAATTAAAATATTTTGATCCTGTATTATGCATTTTATATAAAATGAAATATCTGTTATTTATCGGCCAACAATTTATCCTATTTTTAGAAGCCCCACAGTGTAATCTGACATGATGTTGGCTTATCCACGTTGCAAATTTTCAAAAATGAGCTTTCTTATATAGCAAGAGGCGTAGCTTCATGGAAAAACAAATAGTAATGATTTCATATAGTGATGTTTCAAAAGAAAATGATATCAGCGCATAGCATCAGATCAGGAGCATGGAGATTAGTAAAATAATTACGGTGAATCTGATATTTATAGTATGAAGGGGGTATTAATTCAGTTTAATAAAATAATTTAAATAAAAAAGCTGGCCGCTTTTAGATTACAAGCGGTTTTAAATTAATCCACTAACATGAGAAAGTTAAAAAAATAATTGGCTAAAATAAATATCAATGATGTTAATGCACTATTAACTCTTACATTGAGGTCATATTATCAAGACTATCCTGATTCCTCATTAGAAAATATTTGTAAAGATGTATCATGTAAGTTCAAATTCAATGATAATGTAATAAATGAAAAGAATTTATTTAGTGGTTGTAAAAAGTGGATTGATTTTTTATTACATGGAACTTTTAATCTCAAGTTTAATATATTTAAGTCATTCTTACTTAAAGCGGTGAAAGATAAATATCTTTTGAATTTTCTTATAGATATTAAGAAAAGACTAAACATATTCTATGGTGTGATAGTATATAATGATGAGCTTTGTCAGCAAGTAGATAAATTTATCATATTAATAGATCGTTTTATTAAAGATACCGAAAATTTAATGGTCTCTGATGTTAAATCGAAAGATCAAAATAAATTGCCTGTCAGTCCATTTAATGAAATAGAAAATATAACCTGGAATCAAGTAACAATCAGAATCACATCCGATAATTATATTCATTTTATAGCAAAAGATACTGATAAGAAATTCAAATATTCCGAATTCGATATATTTGTTAATAAAAATACAAAAAAGCCCAGTATAGTCTGGGAGAGATTAAAATATTTACCTGAAGTATCCGATCGTAGAAACAAGAAAAATTGGGATGTTTGGAGACAAAGTTGCTCCCTGATCCGCAAATATTTAATGAATTTTCTAAAAATTAATGATGATCCTTTCGAAAATGTAAAAATTATCGGTTACTACAAACCAAAATTTATATTAAAAGTTGATTCTGATTACAATGAATATACAATCGAAAAAGATATAAAAGATTTAATAGAAAAAGAGACAGAGCATCGTATAACTGGTTCCAGAAAAAAATAGACATTACAATAATTATGACTTTTCACAAATTTTTGTAAACAAGTCCCCTTAAATCTCTGTGAGATCTTACAGAGATTACATAACTAATTTACAAAATAATATATTTTTTTTATCTTTGATAACCTCTTTCATAATAAGACTTTGTATATATCCAACCTGATTTTAATCCTATCATATTGTGAGATCATACGACTATAGGGCAGAAGATATTTTATAAAGAATTATTCGATGAAATGGCTTCTCCACAATTAGAAACTGGTTATTGTAAAATTTCAAATGAATTAATGGATGCTCTATGCCTGATCAGAATTCCAGGTGAAGCGAGGCAGTGTTTGGATGCTATATTCCGGTTAAGTTATGGATTTAATAAAAAGATGGTAAATATTTCAATCAGCAGGATTAGTAACATCACCGGATTGCCAAGACCAAGTGTGAGCCGGGGATTATCAAAATTGCTTGATATGAACATAATCATAAAAAATACAAACGGATATATTAATTCCATCGGTATCAATAAGGATTATGAGACATGGAAAGTGTCAACAAAAAAGCTAACACATCAAAATGTTAACAAAAAAGATAACAGAACTGTTTACAAATTAGCTAACAAAAGTGTCTACGAAAAAGCTACCCATAAAAGACATAAAGACAAAATACATATATATGAACAATTTTTTATTGAAAAATTCTGGCCTATTTATCCCAAGCGAAATGGAAAAAAATTAGGCAAAGATCAAACACTTAAATGTATCATACAAAACGTGAAAATAAATGAATTGGATCTGTTGCATCAAGCCGTACGTAATTATGCTAATTCAAAAGAAGCAAAAGGGGGCTTTCCAAAGGATCCAAAACGATTTATTAAAAACAGCGACTGGTTTTGGAGGGATTGGATTGAGCCAGCCGAGCAGAATAAAAAAAGGCCATTAGCATTATGAAATTACTCCCTTATAATGATGATCTTGAGAAAGAAATTTTAGGTATGTCCTTACTAAGCAGCACAGCAGCAGACAAAATCATCGAGCAGTGTGATAGTTCATATTTTTACAAAGACAATCATAAAAATCTGTTTCGAACCATTAAACGAATGCGCAAATACGGGAAACCTGTTGATATGATAAGTCTGTCCGAGGAAGCCGGAGACAGTTTAGAGATTGCTGAGATAGGTAATCGCGGGATTACAGATGCAAATCTTGATTATCGTATTAGACAGATCAAAGAAATTGTCAACAAGCGAAAAATGATCATCACCGCCCAATCAATACTTGATAACAAAGTGGATTTAAAACGGGCGCAGGAGATCTTCTCAGAAATTGAATGTGATGTGAATGATCATAGCTCGATTCTTCATGCAGAAAAAGTACGGGATGAAATCATAAATTACTATCAATGTGGAGGAGAGAAAGGTTTATCGCCCGGTTGGACAAGCTTCAACGAATTGTATAGAATTTCAAAAGGCCAGATTACTTTGATAACGGGAATACCGGGTCATGGAAAATCCGAGATTCTTGATGCCATAGCCATTAACCTAGCCAAATCTTATAACTGGAAATTTATGTTTTTTTCCCCGGAAAATCACCCGGTAAGCCGACACGCCCGAAAATTAATCGAGAAATATTCAGGTATTCCATTTTTTGAAGGATACAATTCAAGATTAACTGAGGATGAATTGTTAAAAAGTATTGAATGGCTGAATAATCATTTCTGCTTTTTAGTTCCGGAGCCGGGATACAGGACGGTTGATTTTCTTTTATCCCAGATTAAAGATGTTGACGGGTTTATCTTAGATCCCTGGAATGAAGTTGAATCAAAACGCCCAGAAGGTATGACCGAAACGGAATATATAAGCCAGGCCCTGGCTAAGATTAAAGCAGTTGCTATCCAGCGGGATATTCATATCTGGATCGTTGCACATCCGACAAAGCTGCAAAAAAATGAGGCCGGAGAGTATCCGGTTCCAACTCCGTATGATGTTTCTGGATCCGCAAACTGGCGTAACAAGTCCGATAATATTCTTTCAATCTACCGAAATATGGATGAGCATCAGATTGAGATTCATGTTCTAAAAATTCGATTCAAAGACAACGGTAAACTCGGAATAGTCAATCTTAAATATAATCCGGTGAATGGCCAGTTCAGCAAACTACCTGATGAAGAATTGTGCGTAAATCAAGTGGAATTAATTAAGTAACATATTAAAATGTTCACGGGTCCTAAAATAAAGATCCCAATATGGGTATACAGAAGCGCTGAATATCCCCAGTCTTAGATTGGGAAAAGTGGTTGACAAACATTACACCAGGAGATTTTAAAAATGGATAAAAACAAATTATTATCGGCATCCCAGTTTGCAAAAGAACTGGGTATTTCAAGGCAAAGAGTTTATAAACTCATCAAAAAAGGAATTATTACCAGACGAAAGGATGGAAAAATTGATTTAGAAAAAGAAAGAAAGATATTAGAAGATAATAGCGATGCTCCTTTAAGTCCTGATGGAGAAACAATAAAAGGATACACCTATTACCGGACTCTGTCAGAAAAATATAAATCCGAGCTGGCTGAACTCGAGGTGAGAAAAGCACGAGGTGAGTTGGTTGAAGTTGAAAGAGTTGTCGAAGACTGGCAGAAAAATATTTACGTTTTTAAAACCAGAATATTAGCAATTCCTTCCAAACTTGCACCATTAATAACTGGAGAAAAATCCGTTAAAAAAATCCATTCTTTGCTCAGCAACGAAATACGAACGACACTCAACGAATTATCAAAAATTGGGGGAGAAGAATGATAATAAGATATTGAATGATTTATTCTGAATTCAAGGAGATTAAACATTAGAACACATTGGAGAAATAATTCGAAAGTATTAATTATGAGAAAAATTCAATTAGTATCGGTATCTCAATTTGCAAAAGAATTGGGAATTTCAAGACAGAGGGTTTATAAACTCATTGAGAAAGGAATTATCACCAGGCGAAAAGATGGAAAGATTGACTTAGAAAAAGAAAGAAAAGTCTGGGAAGATAAGAGGGATACCCTTCTTAAACCTGTTCGAGAAATAACAAAAGGATATACGTATTACCGGACTTTATCAGAAAAATATAAATCCGAACTGGCCGAACTTGAGGTGAGAAAAGCGCGAGGTGAATTGATTGAGATCCAGAAGGTCATTGAAGATGGACAAAAGATCTTGATGGTATTTAAAACTAGAATGTTAGCAATACCCTCGAAAATTTCACCCTTATTAGCAGGAGAAAAATCAGCGAAAAAAGTACATTCAATTATAAGTAATGAGATTAATCTTACACTTAATGAATTATCCCAACTAAAAGAAGTTTAAAATCGAATGAGGTACAAAATGAATCAACCTTATATAATAAAATTCAGATATTTCAAACTACTTTTTTATACGATAAGAGCTATTATCGTTTCCCCAAAAAGGACCTGTCATTCTTGTGTTTATCACAGTTCGGCAACTTATTTAATTACGAATGATGATCCCGATGGCTCATTTCTATTTGAATGTCGTCGTTATCCACCAACGAGTTCATATTTAATGGAATTTAAAGTTACAGGTATAATGAGAATTAGACAGGCAATCATTACAAAACATGAGACCGCGGATTCCTCCTGGCCAATTGTGAATTATCCCTGGTGGTGTGGAGAATATAAACGAATTCCCTTTCACAATATTAGAAAAATATCTGCGATGTATTTAAATGCATATAAT